TGTACTAACAAGTTAGAACTTACTAGAAAGGAACTATTAGAAGTTCCCACCATTCACCATGATTAATTTGTGACACATAATCGTGTATTCACGATCACCAACTTCTTTACTGAACTCAGCATCTGCAATCTTTTGAATCCACGCTTCAGCAGCAGTGTACAAAGAAGTACCGTTGTTATCTTTAACCAATACTGGGAATGTGCCGACCTTAGATTGATAATCACCAGCAGCAATACCAGACAAGAACAGGTTATCATCTGAGCTTGCTTTAAGGGTAATTACGATAGTACCTGACTGGTTAGGGTTCTTATTACGAGTACCATTGCCATCTGTGTCAGGGGTATAAGTGAAGGCATCTTCACTCATTGCGATCTTGACACGACTATCGGCAAGACCACGAATATTACGATTGAATACAGAAATACTAATGTCTTCAACCGCGTATGTTTTAATAGGCATTCTATTATTCTCTTAGAGTAATTATTAGGTCTTAAACACTAGCTTCGATCAGGACATCAATATAATGCAACGCCCCAGATACACGACATTGCACTTTAACATCAGGTAGTAAGCGAGTTGCACGATCATTGACAGACACATCAGCAGCTTTAGGAACTACGATAATTGGTGCAGGATCGGCAGCAAGGATCTTCGCATCTACTGCTTTCTGAGCACGAGCACGTAATGCACCCTCTACAACAGCAATGTCTGCATCTTCATAAGCAAGCTTATCGTTGTTAACCAAGAGGCTGAACAAATCTACTTGAACATCTGACTTGAATTGATCCAAGTTACGAACTGTGTCGATGTAACCACCAGCAGTAGAAGTACGACCTTCTTCGGTTGAGTTAACACCAGCACGAGGTACATAGATGTTACAGAACTTGGCAAGAGCGTTTGAACGTTGTGCTGTGGTCAGATTGTCTGTAGCAACACCAACAATATTCTTGAAGTTCCAAGTGGCTTGACCAGCAGGTAACGCTAATTGACTACCAAACAAACCAGCTTCTGGGTACTTAGCTGCTTCAGCAGAATAGAACAAGAATGTACGACCATAGCTGTTAGCTTTCAATGCTGTTGCAATAGAAGTAGTATCTACGATAGCAGTTTGGTTGATGATGTTTGCATCGGAACTCGAAGTACCGTACAACTTATCATTAGCTTGTGCCCATGCTGCTGCGAGCAATTGGTTAGCTTTAGTCTGACTATGAACCACAATACCGTAGAAGTCATTTGACTCTGACTGTACTGCTGTTAACGCATCTGTGATTGTCTCCGTACTTGAGTACACTGGGACAAGGTTGGTAGTAGCTTTAGTGGAGAATGCAACACCACCCACATCAGCAGTAAGGATCAAGGTAGTTGTACCACTTGCTGTTACTGGTTCTGTGCCTGCGTTGATAGCTGCAATCAAACCTGCTACAATCTCAGCAGCGGTTGCATCTGCATCTGAAATGTAACTGAACAATACACCATTCAAAGTTACAGAATAAGTTGCACTGTTTACTACGGTTGGGGTATAAGTAACAATAGTTGAATCTTGACGACCAATTGCAATCTTGTCTATAGAAGATTCTTGACCGAAGAAACGCTCTGCTGCGATGTATTCATTTGATGTTGAAGCGAAGTCAACACCCACTTCTGCCAATGAACCATATTCTTTGTAGCGCTCTGTGAAGCCTTTACCTAAACCTAGGAATAGTGGTAAACTAAAACCAGCTACAGTGATTGCAGTGGTATTATTACTAATAACTACACTGACAATATCATTAATATCTGCCATTCTTTATTTCTCGTTTGTTTATAATTAAGGGATAATGTCTACGATCTGGTTTTCTGTGTAAGCAATATTACCTAGATCGTCTGTAGCTTCGACTGTTAAATCTACAAATTCAAAGTATTCGAGGGAGTCTGTATCTTCGATGACAGTGTGGAAATACACATCCAGTACATAACGTTGTTCCCAACCATTATTCAATAACTTAGGTGCACTTATCACATGACTTGCATCACTGTAGAATAATCCAATAGCTTTAAAAGTATTTCTTGTGGTGACTTTATTAAACTTATGGGCTAACTCTAAGAGCAATTGATTACTATCAACACCAACACTAACCAACCGAAGTGTAACTCTCCACCTAGTTTTTATATCGTAGAGTGCGGAGGTTCCACCATTATGCTTTTGCTCGCTGCTCCCCACCTGAACCCAATCTCTGAGTTTGGTTGTGACGAAGTTCTCAGCAGGTTCATGACCTTCTTGTTCTTCGATAATCACAGGAGCTGTAGTGAGGTTATCTATTACTTCCCATACCTGCTCTTGCAGTTGTGAGATATTTATCATTATCTTTTTACCACACTACTGATTGAGCTGATTAAGTTAGGTGTGTTACCGTTCAAGCTACCCCATTGCAGAGGTTTATTATTGCCCTTCTTAGCAGCCCATTTAGGGTCGTTTGAAGGAGAGGTAACAGATTCAATGTTAGACTTCAACTTAGCTTCTAATTGCTTACCTATGTACATTGCGGTGCCTTGGAAGGTCATGCCCCTAAGTAAAGCAGCTTGCACTATAGCATCAACCTGTTTTGTTCTTGTTTGGGAGAACATAAATGTATCATCCCAAGCTGTGTGGAAATGTAGATGACTTGCTAACCAAGGGATTGTAATGGTTGGATTGCCATCACTTGCCCAGTGCTCAACATTCTCAAGCCAACCAACTTCTACAGAGGTTCTGTTTATTTCTTTTTCAAGCGCAGCAAAACCAGAGTGATCTTCTATTACAGTGGCCATATCAACCTCCGTAAGCTGTCAGCACTTCACTATCAACTTTAATAGCGTAAGCTTCATACCCTGTGAAGTTATTTACTGACTCCCACTCACCAACTTTAACAATCCTGAAGGTTTCACCGTTTAAGGTGAACTCATCAGCTTGTTGCTTCTCTTCTTTATCTTGGAAGCCCTTGAGTTGTGTGTTGGAGAAGAGTCTAAATACTTTCTTAGCTCGTAGGTTCTCGGGAAGAAACTGAAGCATTGATTGCTTGATTACAGGAGAAACAATGGCTTGAATGGCAACAGTGGTAGCTGAACCTTTTGTCCACTTACCTTTAACATAACTACCAGCTCCATACCGTAAGATATTTAGTGTCTTAGTTTTAATCAACCTAAAGGGCATTCTGCTATACATTACAACTCCCACTTCCCAGAATCTTCACCTTCTAAATTAGGCTTGAAGTTTCTGGTATAAAGCCAATCGTAAAGTCTTGGGTTGTCAGGATCATTAATACTGTCGAGGTAGTCAGAAACCGAGATCCCTGCGGCATAGGGCATCACACCTTTAGGTATGATTGATACAAGAGATTTATCGGAAGTAAATGCTTGCAGTGCTTTAAGATATTGTTTACTAGCTTCAGACCAAACTTCAACATCACCGTACAATTCTTTGGTGCTTACTGTGCTAATAAATAAAGCACAAGAGTAAGCTGCCATTCTAGCTGCTTGCAGTAAGTCATCATTCTGTAATTCAAGAAACATCTCAATTTCTTCATCTTGAAGAATGTAAGTCCCTTCATCTAAGAAAGGGAGATTACCATTGTCTTGAATGAGAACCCTAATCTTCTCTATGTTCGTAAGAGCCATTGTATGTCCTCAAAAGAGGGCATTACGCCCTTGGTATTAAACTACTGCTGTGTTGGAGTACACAAAAGTGATAGTGCCGTTAACTACAACAGAGTCATTACCTGCACTGCCAGCATCAGGACAAGCGAAGTTTAAGTAAACATCTTTAGCCGCACTCGTGCCATCTAAGTAAACTGAGGCAGTGGCGAGCTTGGTGAAAGTACCAGCACCAGCAGTCAAGGTAGCGGTAGTAGAAGATGCAATGTCGGCTTCAGTTGAAGTCAAGGTTGCGTCAGCAGCGGCAGCTACAGTACCTAGTGATGCTACAAGAGCAGCAGTGGTAGTAAGGTTAGTACCTAGACGGGCAGTAGTCAGGTTTACACGGAAGTTGTTAATTGCAACATTTCCTTGTTGAAAACCAAAGATACGAACACCGCCACCAGCACCAGATGCACCAGCATCAACAAGGGGTACTTGTGTGTTTACAAAAGTAAGTGTAACTTGTTCACTGCCACCAACCAAGGCTTTAGCTGAAACACCTGTTGGTAAAGCAGTACGAGAAGATGGTGTGTACTTAATTCGTTTCAAGCACTCAAATGAGCCATTTTTTATTGGTAAAGCCATGATGTGATCCTTTATTTAAGTTATTGTAAAGACAACTAAGGGTAGCTATCTTAAGAATAACCTCTCCCCGAGGGGAGAGAATTACTTGTAACTATTAAGCAGCAATAGTTACTTTAATCAATGCTTGTGGGTACATACATGCGTGAAGCACGTTAGTTTCAGCAACGATTTGGAACTGCTCTTGAACATCATCAACCAACTTCTCGAAGTAGTAGATTTCTTGTGCAGAGGTGTTTACAGTGCTGAACTTGCTTTCTGAAGGAGATACGAAAGTAACGAACATACCTTCAACATCAGTTGGGAACACACGAGCTTCAGTTGCAGTCATTTGAGCACGGTTTTCAACCCAAAGAACACCACCAAAGTTGAATGCACGGTAACGAGCATCTAAACCAAGACCAGCATTACCTAAACGACCAGCCAACACTTCGTCAGTAGAGTTAAGGGTAACGTACTTACCAGTTTCTTTAACGTATGGGTGAGATACTAACTTAGAGAAGAAGGTGCTACCGCAAATAGCCAAGAAACGACCAGCAACACTACCATTCTTCAAGTTGTCTTGAATGTAAGCAATGATTGGTTCAACTTCAGTTAAGATGTCAACGTCAGGAGTATTCAAACTCATGGTCTTAACTTCTTGGGTAACGCCAAACTCTTGGAAGTAATCTACGGTTGCGCCATAAGATTGTGCCAAAGTACCACGAGGAGCATACGCCTTACCATTGATGATAAGTTCCATACGGCTCTTTTCCCACAAGTTAGCAAAACCTTGTGAAATCTTCTTCATCTTACGGGCACGAGTTGCTACTAAAGTTTCTGGTTGGGCACCTTGACCAATCTCATCCCAATTGAAGTTACCATCCAAATCTTTAGGGAGGATAGCATCTTGTACTGGGAAGTGGGGAACTGGAAGAGTGATGTAACCCTTGCTATCAGTACCAAGAGACTGAGGAACTTCCCCCCAAGCGTAATCCAAGAACTCAAAATCTTGTTCGATGGTACGTGGAATGAATACGGTCTTGGTGGTCAATGGACGTACATCGAAGAAACCAAGTTCGCCCAGCATAGTGGAACGAAGAGGTGCTGTAGGCACAGCAGCAGACAAATCCTGAAAGCGAGTTAAGTCTGTTTGATTTTGAATAATAGGCATTTAATTATCTCTTATTAGAATTTATTAAGCTGGAACAGCAGTAGCTGAAGGAACAACACGGATGTTCTGTGTAGCTTGCAAAGCACCTTTCAAAAGACCCCATTGGGTATCGTTGAAGGTTGGGTGCAATGCACGAACAGCAGCTTCTTTGATAGAAACATCACGAATCCAAGTCAAAGCATTTTTAGCAGTGGTTGTTACGAAGGTCACGTTATCTTTAAGTTCATAACCGTCACCACCCAACACTGCATACTCTTTACCAAGAGCGGTAGCACTGTCAGCTAAGTCGGCTACTTTAACGATGTCATAAGCAGCAGAAGGAGTTGCACTTTTAGCACGAGCTAAGATAGTACCTTGCTTCAGAGTTGCACCAGTTGACATATTTACACTAACAACAAGACGAGACAACAAACCCTCTTCTTCAGTTAATAGGATGTCAGATAAGCGAGGATCAGTAATCAATGTAATTGGCATTCTTATTTACCTTGTTTTTTAGTTAATTGTTTTTGTACGGCGGCTACAGCAGCTTGTGCGTATGTTTGGGTTTCTTCTACAACGAGGACACCATCTGCACCAATTTCAGTTTGAAGCTTCTCTTCTTCTTTAACTGAACGTGCTGCAAGGATACCTACAGTGAGATCAAATGATTCATCACTCAATGCTGCATAACTCTCAGCTAACTTAGGCGCATCAGTAGTGCCAAAGATTGCAGTTAATTGAGCAAGGCGTGAAGCTTGTTTAGCATCTTCTTTTTCTTTAGTCACAGCAGACAATGCTGCCTGAGCTGCTTCTAACTCAGCTTGCATAGTTGCGAGGGAAGCAGCATTAGCCTTATCCTTTGCTTCTAATTGAGCTGTAAAGTCTGCGGTAGCGGCCTCTAGGGCTGCTTGCAGTTCTACGTTTTGATTGGGCATTTCTGCTTCCTTCGATAGTTGTGTTGCTTTGGGTTTTTTACTGAATAAACTTGCTGTCGGGCTAGACATATTATTTCCTGTAGTGAGTTCATCAAGATATGCCTTGAATTCTTCTAGTGTCATTTGCTTGTCTACAAGACCATTAGCTAATGCTTTCTTGGCAGTGTAGGAGTTGGCACCTAGTGCGATTACATCCTTCTGTTCTTTGCCACGCCACATGGCAACATGGCCTGTGAATTGGTCATACAACTCAAGGACACCATCTTCAACTTCCGCTAGAAACTCTGGAGTAAAGTCACCATTCTTATCGAAAGGTACTTTGTTATCACCAGCAGTCACATAAACATCTTGAATGCCCATGTTCTTCATGGCACCATTAACATTACGCAACTTCATCATTACACCAATACTACCAACCTCAGAGGAGGGGTTAGTAATGATTTCATGGGCTACAGCAGAGTAAACATAGCCAGCGCTAAATGACTTGTGAGATACATAGGAGATTAAATGGATACCGTAATCATCAGCAATGTCACGGACATAGTTGGCAGATTCAAAGGCCATATGAGCCAATCCACCATTAGTATCACTATCCATTACAACCACTTTAGCACCAGCATCAGCAAGAGCTTTCATCTCTTCGCGGATACTTTGATGACTTACACCATCTTCTCCACACATGCCGTAATAGGGCACATCTGAAATAGCCCCGTGGATGTCGATAACACCAAGGGAAGATTCTGGGAAGTATTGGAGAGAGCGTTTACGGGCTTGTTGTCCATCAGAGACAGCACCAAAGTTTGCACCTTGGTTTCGCTGTTCTAGGATTGAGAATACTTTATCTAGGTACTCTTCTGTAACTAAGTGAGGTGTGTTACACAACTTACTAGTTAGTTTTAATAGTTCATGTGACATTAATTATTCTCTTATGCCTTGTTATGTGCATTCTTAGCTGAAGAATCACCTTTAGGAGATTTAGAGGTTCCATCACCAGTGGTTGCAAAACCATCACCAGCTCTTGAATCAGCATTAGATAACACATCTCTAACTTGATCTGAAGTCCAGTCTTCTGGTAGGCGTTCTGGGAATCCAGCCTGTTCAGCAATATGGTTAATATTACGAGCTGTAATAGCAACACCACCAGCAGCAAGTAATTGATAGTATGCTTTGGTCTTCTGTTCGTAAGTGGGAGGAGTAATACTAAGAGAACTTGTTTCCCATTCAAACGTAGGAAGAACAGTCATGTCCCAACCATTTAACTTCCACAAATATGGAATCAACGTATGGTTGAACACATCTCTCATTTCTTCTAGCTTGGCTTCAATGATCATATCCACCATCTCTTGTAGAGAAGTAGATAATGCAAAGCTGCCACCTCCGCCTTGGCCAGCAGTTAATACTGTGGCATATAAGGCTGTGAGGATTTCCATCTTGTAGGCTTCGATGATCTCAGGGACATTGTAGGCTTTGGAGCCGCCAACATTCACAACTTCAAACTTAAAGTATTGCTCTCCTTTATCATCTAACACTTGAGGTAGGATCAATCCACTCTCAGCACCAATGTGCATGTTACGCATAATCTTCTGGTACATTGCGAACACGGCTGCATCAGCAGGATCAGCATCTTCTTTTAGATATTGCGGGGGGATGTAGAGAACTTTAAGGCCGGAAATGTCTGCGCTTACACCGTAGGCCAGAGTCTGTTCATACTCTTTCTTGAAACGCCAGCTTTCGTAGATGGCTGCTAACGGTGCCTGACCAAATGGTGAGTCTTTAAGAGCACTATTTCTGAAGGCTAAGATATTCTCCTTCTTCAGTAACACTTCATTGTAAGTAGTGCCAGTCTTAATAGGATCTTTGTAAGTGCGATATTGACCTTTATTAGTAATGTGATTAACACGTTGCCAATAACCAACAAAGTCTCTACCATCATTAGCATATTCAACACCAGAGATCGTATCTTGTGATCTGAAGGCTAACTTCTTAATGCCCCGTAAACCATCATTGTGTCTACTACCATTGATCTTTAATCTTGTATATGGCACAATCTCCATAATAGAGAAGCCATATGTAGTGAAGCTACTCATCTGCTTGATACAAGATAACCAAGAGGTTTCCATGTCATTCTGGACAGTCTTGAGGTAGTTTACATATTGTTCTAATTCTTTCTCGAAACCTTTAGGGGCTTGAGGATACCACGTTACAGAAGCCATCCTAGTTTGGACATACTCTACAGCAGAAGCTACAGTGGAGTCTTTAAGCATCTTCTTATATGTGTAGATACTTTGGGGGTATCGTAAGGCGGTATCAGGCTCCTCCAACACTTGGCCAGCAGTAACGGATAAACCATTGTGGCCTACCTCTCTCACCTTCATGGAAGGGAGGTCACTACCTGTTGTTGGGAGAGCTTCTTTTGGAGATGGATCAGCCATCTTACGGAGGCTCCTGTTTAATTGTTAGCGACCAATTTGGAGTAGGCCACTTTTATTGGATAAGTCTGTAGCTTTAATGCCGTGAAGGAATGAGTTACCGAGTTGGATTTTTGAGGCTAGGTACATGAATGCGTCTGAGCAGCAATCCACCATATCATCCCAACCTTTACGGCCACCGTCAAATCCTTCAAGTTCCGCGTAGAAAAATTCATTGTCGTTATATATTTTATTCCACAAGTCATTCGCACAACCTGTTACAACACTAACTAAGCCATTCTGAGACATAGATGAGAAGGGTCTGAATCTATCTAACTTGTTAGATAGGGCGCGGGTAGTGTGTATTCTCCCACACTCCAGCGCGCACAGCTTGATCAGGTCTTTGGTTGCCCCCATAGATGCAGCATTGGGGTCTATGGGGAAAACAATATCAACCTTAGTCCCGTCTCTACGAGAATTTTCTATAATATGAGCTGGCCAGTCACCGTAGCGTATCTTGGTGCGGGTTACGTCTAAGATGACGTATTCCCCATTCTTTAACTTACCCATCTTCACAGAAGCGAAATAGTCAGTTTTTGGGGAAGCGTCACTCGGTAGTGTTCCTGCAAAGTCGTAAGCTCGAACTATCTTGGTGAAGTCTGAAGCCGGAGGGGGTTGATCTAACTCATGTACCCATATTCTCTGAAAGAAGTTTGAAGTGGATTCAATTGCATTCCACGAACCCATGAGCAAACGTTCCCGCTCAACACCTTTCAAACCTTTGAGCCAAGAAACGTACCGAGGATCTATCTCTTGTAGGATCTTATTATCTGCGACTGTGGCTGATATAAAGGTAAAAGAAAGAACTTCATCCATCGTACATTGTGCATATTCCATTACTTCTTCTTTAGTATCGGCAAAATATATCTCACCATCCACCATCTGAAAGTACCTAATCAAACCGTCCTTGGAGCGGTCTGGAGTACCATCTTCTTTCAAGTAAGGATCAACCCACTTCCTCAAAAAATGTGTTTTCAGAGGATTGCAAGTCATTTTCAGCCTTGGTCTAACCTCAAGGCAGGATGGGTTACGCATACGGGACATAATATAATTGACCATAGGCCAAGTGTACTGTGTGCTCTCATCAATTACTGTCAAGGATGACTCGATTCCTTGCCATAACGCTTCAATATCGTTCTCATACTCAGAGTGTTTGAGGTATACCTCACTGATTGGTATTAGTATATCTTTACCATCTTTGTTCTTTTCTTTCTTGTAGAAGACAAATTTATTGTCTTTCTCTTTCCAGTTGTACGTATAATCTGGATCATCTTTAAATTCTTTTGCAAATGTTCTTTTGCACTTGGTCAAGATACCACCAGCTCCCTTTAACAAAGGAGTTGTACGTCTTGTTATAATCCCAATAAAATTCGGTATACGAACATACTGGCAGAAATCAATCACTGCAATCTCTGATTTACCACTTCCCAATACTGTTACAGACTCGTTAAGTCTCCCATATTGCTACGGGTGTCGGACTATATCTTCAATCTTTCGATTGCCCCCCGTTTCGATTCCACTTGGAACCTACATCGCTACACTCATCACGATTAGTCTCTACACTTTCCCATAAGGGCTTAGCTCGGTATTGACTCAGAGAGTGTTCACCGAATTAGAGGGGTATATTAAGGTGCAACCCGAAGTTTTAAGCAGCACCACCAAAAAGGGTCACATCCGTCTGGCTTGCAGTATAGAGGTACTGCCGCCTTCCGCACGGAGCTGGCCTATCATTTTGTATTGTTGTCATCTGTTTGCCTTACTGTAGCCGAAGTATTTAATCTCAGCAGCTTCTCTAGCTTTACAAGCTAAATCATAATCTTTGGTGGAGAGTAGGAATATCTGCTTATTTTGGTAGTAGATTCTAGCAACCCACACCTCGTCTCTGGACGCCCAGTAAACACCAGTTCTTCCTGAAGTGTTGTTGTTGCTTTTCTTTTGATCGAAAGCTTGTTCACTCGCAAGTTTCCTTAGAATAACATGAAGCACCCTTGAGCCTATTGAGGGTCTTACCTTCTGGACGTTTGCCCATATCTTCTAGGAAATTCTCAAATGAGCCGCCTTTGGAAATGACCCATCTATCACAAACTGTAATACCTTTTGCACCGTACACGAGGTAGTCAGGGGAGTTAACATTTAAGCATCTTGCTGATAGTGAGCGCCACGTCTTATATGTCTTGGAGTCTGTCATACCGTGCGTTTTCTTTGCTTTGCTTACGTGTTCTTTCTTCAAACAACCACAACTTAACGTGCTACCCCTTGATAGGTTAGCACCTTGTGCTATTATTTCAGCACCGCACTCACATGAACATGACCACTTGGTTTTCTTTTGACCAGATGGGTGGACGTGCCAACTGTGAAACTTGGTAACTGTCAACCTTCCGAACACTTGTCCTGTAAAATCTTTCATAACTGTTTATCTCTGATTAGATTTAATTGGGTGGGGCTATTCAAATGAATCAGCAAATGAAAGACCTTGCAAAATCTTATCACCCCATAAACGCCACCACACCCACACTAACCTTGGCTGATGATCTTCTATTCTACAAAACTAGAATCTTCTCCTCTTAGTGACCTAAGCCACACTATTCGTCTGAATCTTCTTCAGGTTCGAATTCTTCTACTTCCTCATCCCACTCAGGCTTATACTCAAACCCACCAACAGGACGAAGACCTTTCTGTTCAAATTCTTCTTTAACTTTCTCAGGCGACTTATCACCATATCCAGCAGCCTTAGCTTCATGTTCAGCCTTCTGTGCAGCTAACTTTGCTATCTTCAAGGCTACATCATGCTTGTCATAATCACGTACAGCATTAACAATCTTCCAAGCATTGTCTAGCTCAGTCTTAGTGGGGTGTACATAACCTTCTGGCAGAGGCTTAGGGATACCTTTGTTAGTTTTGGATATGATTTCCAAAGCAGCTTTCTGTTCACGCTTCAGGAATCCCTTAGCTGTGATCTGTTTACCAGCATTACCTTGCTCTTTACGTCTTTCAAGCTCAGCAGCAATACCAGCTTTCTGACTCTCGAACTGCTCTGGTGTCAACTTTTTGGATGGCACTTACACTTACCTTTTATCTTGATAAAGGATATTATATTAGCCTTTAATGGGTATTTTAGGGTTAAAGGATAGAATAATATCCTTTAGGATATGCGTAAGAAGCTACTCAGATTTAGTTATTATTGTGGACATTGAGTAGGAGTTTACGCAGAGGGGAATTATGGGAGACCGTTTTAACGATAAGGTCTCCACCAAATCGACATCATTCAAGATGTATTATATGCTTGATGCAGCATTTGTTTGGTTTACATAATGACTTATATGTGATACGTAGTGTACCAATATGTAGTTTATATGAACCATTAATTAGGTTGTTGTGCTTTTATCTTGGTTATTACACAACTATCCGGCTCGTAGGCTTATCAGGCCATTTTCTGGACTACCGGAACGAGATCACTTATCACCACTGTTTCAGGGAGGGAATAGGTAGTGATTAAATCTACCACACCAAGAGATCTCAACTTCTTTGAATTAGGTGCTCCGTGGAAAGCAGGTTGCGCATATCTACGAATAGACCTAGGCGGCTTTCCCCCGAAGACTTCAGCTAATCGTCACTAGCCTTCTTTACAAGCCGGATTAACCGGAACTCGTTTAAACCTCACCTTTCGGTGTGTAGCAACACTGGAGTAAACCACTATTGCCGTCCTATACTAATCAACCACTCAAGGCTGTTAGCTAAGGATTGTTCTTCTTTCAGGTGCGATTGCTCGCTCATGTCTTTAATTCGAGCACTGTTTCGACACACGTTACAGTGAGAACGTAGGAGGGAGATATGAACTCTGTGTCTTTAAATCTTATTTAATTCCATGTGTCTATACTACTATAGTACACCCTAATTAGGGATAAGTCAACAACTATTCTCATCTAGTCATAGCTCTCATCTTCAATTTCTGGGAACAACCTACCCGTAAGGTCTTGAAACTTGTATTCTCTTTCTTCAGGCTCATCAATGTTAGCCACTTCAGATAGGCAAGCAGAGCATAAAGTTTCATACTCCCCATTCTCCTGTTTCTGGCACATCTCTTGAGTTGACATTATATTACCGCACAAACATCTGCTCATTATTCTTTTCCTAGTGCTTCAACTATATCAGCAAGCACATCTTTAATTGGAAGACCTTCACCCCAGTCATTTACGCTTACATGGATGTCATCAAGGGCTTCTGTCAGCCTCTCTTCGGATACAACACCTAAGCAACTTGCCAGTAAACCTATTGCAATTTTCTTAATATCTGCATTAGCTTCTGTTACTGGAACATATCGTATGCCGTTAATTACTACTTCAACCGTCTCCCCAGAACTTATAGGGAAGGTGGCTCCAACATAGTTTATCTTCCTTACACTCATAAAGTCTTCTTCTCTTTTAATTAATTGTAACGGGTGGACGATAAACCCCACCATTTCTACCGGTTTCCACGGATTATACGCTCGAGTATCGGGGATGGGCTGCACCCACATTATCCAGTATCTAAACTAGCTTCCCTCGCAGCCTATCAGGTAGCCCCGTAGGTTTCAGGCTGCACGGCCTCTTTTAGCAAACGTCTACCACGGCGCTGCACATGACTTACATGTTTCGTCACAAATCTGGAGCAGGCAGTAAGTAACACCTTACCTGCGTTATTCAATTCAGGTATACAGTATAAGCCATACACCCCTGTTTTGTCAAGTACCTAGAAATATTTATTTTAACTATTTACTACAAAGCACAGGAATTGCCGTATCCTCACAGTAATTCCTACCATACCAATCATACACACTCCAGACAGATGCCAGTAAGATTAGGCCACACCAGAAGGTTGTCCAAGCGTCATTGTTGTTTTGGTTGTTCATATCACTTCTCCTCAATTACTATATTGTTATCTACCCTGTACTGTTTTTCCATCAGTTGGTACTTATAATCAACTGAATCAGTATACATGTTCTGTTCTTTGTATGCAATAAGATTAGTTAAGTAATCATCGCTAATCTCTGATAAAGCTACCCAAGTTAGTGGTTGATCTCCGTTGACTCCCCTGCTACCACGCATGAGGGCTTTTCTTACGTCCTCAAAGCTTGCTGAAGACATTACAGATAGATCTGTATAGGGTAGTGACCCCTCTTCTCCTGCGAAGCTGTAGCTGCGCTTTAGATAGCTTCTACCACCATCCACAGAACAACATGCACACTTACAAGATACGAAGTTGTGCCTGTAGTGGCTGGTAATTATGTCACCACACAGATTACACTGAATGCGGTTTAATATTATTTCATCTGTCATTGCTCACTATCTCCTAAATACTTTATTGGGCGAACTGTCCCATAAGGTACTCCACGATCCCAATGTTCTTCTGTATCATCAAACTTACAGTTCCATTTAGTACGCTCGTACTCAAATACGGTTCCATTCCAGTATCCAATATCAAAGTTACGAGCATCGCACAAGTAGTTTCCTACCTGCATCTCTTCTATTGGTATCCACTTCTGTTCTTCAGGTGGTAGTTTTAGCCACTCATGTAGTATGTCTCTCATTTCTCCCTCCACTCCAGCTTAGAGTCATATTTAAACCTATAATATAATAACTTCTTATCGTCTCTGTAGGTGTTCTACACCACCTCTGTAAGCTCTGTAGGGGCTTTTCTCTCAATAGCCTACCTTGGGTATTGGCATAGTAATATCTTCGCTTATAGCATAGCCCTAGGAAGTCACAATGCACTTCTACAAGCCTGTACCACCTACCAAGCTTTAAGGAATTACGCCTGTCTCGTTGTATGCTCATAGTTTGATGTAACTCCGAACGACAGATATGTCTATGTAAACACCACCCGTAGTCAACTTATCTTCTGGTACACTATCGCCATACTCTGCATAGGCTAACAATTCACCGGAAACATCAAGCAGTTCATAAGCTGGTGTGGTAGATATATCATCATAAACTTCAACAAGCGAATATACACCCATTGTATTCAAATCTCGGTCAACAACATCATAGTGAATATAATTGTAAACGGATTTGTCACTTTTGATTAGTGATCTTGTTGGTATTCTGAATATTACTTCTATTGTCATCTACGTCACTCCTCAAAGTGTAATTTACATATTGGGTATCGGTTGTACAAGATTGGTATTCTACTCCCATATCTTGCCATACGCAAGCTCCATAATCTATCAAATTGCATTAATGTTCGTTTAGTGTTGTGTGGTGATGGAATGATACAGTGTTGTTTCCATCGTTCTTGGAATGGTGATCTATAGGATCTAATCATTACTTGCCTCCAATAATGGTTCCATACTTACAGAGGGGTACTGGTATAGAGTGGTATCCCTATTCCTGTGGGTTCTTCTGAAATATGAAAGGTTAGCAAACCTGTGTCTTCCTACTTGAGTATCTTTACTTCTCCTTGGTTTCATACTTACCTCTAGGTTATTACACAATTAAACGAGTTACCCAACACCTGACTAAAGCAACCTTCCATAATCTCTCTGGCAATAGGCTCTAGTTTCTCTTTAACTACAATACTGTCATGCACAGGGATGATGATCTCTCCCATCTCATTGAATCGACTAATGATGAGATCCATTATCTTACTGTCGTAGTTCTGTAACTTCAACCCACTTGATTCATGGAACCATAATCGTATGTAATCATTACGTTCTAGGCACTTCTGGATTATATCAGCATAGTCAATATAGGCTGGTAGTTTATATGTAGTTCCTTTGATTGTCAACTCTCTTTTATCAAAATCTACTTCTTCTCTTCCCCTTAACTGAGAGATCAATGCTTTCCTAGCCACGTTGTAAGAGAACTGACCATTAGAACCGACAGTCTTACCTGTATTAAGTAAGATTAGTACAGCCCACTTACCAAAGTACCTAGACACTGCTGAGTCCATCCCAACCACTTCAATCTGGTATGGGTCGAAGGTTGCATCTAGCTGTATGCCGTCTAGTGTAGCTGCTATTCTTGGATGTAAGGCTTTGAAGTCTAACTCTACAGTCTTCTCCCCATCTATGGTCATAATTGATCTATCTTCTCTTGTCACCACACCAGCGCCTATCATGTAATTTCTCCCACCAAGCTCAAATGAGCTATTATTAAATACTTTCTTTAACTGAACGTCTAATGACCGATCACCTACACCAATAACCACTGACCTAGCTAAAGCATTATAGGTGTTGAGATTACGGACAGCTAATCTCTCTGTGTCTCCTAACCTCTTAGTTATACTTACCCCATCTTTATCTCTAACCTCTAGGACAGATTGAAGGGTGTACAGCCTACGCTTATCCACAACATCACTAAACATCTCAATCAGGTGTTCACTCAGTTGCACAGAAGATGACTGGAATGCAGTTGGTATAAACTTTGGCTTTGCTCCGCTATCATCTACAAACCACTCTGTTACTCCTCCTTTGGTAAGTCTTATCCTCCCTGTACTGTGCAACCAGTCTAAGATGCTCTTAGTGTAGGTATAACTAATCTTCCTATTAATCCTAGTGCAGTTATAGATAAGGGGTTTGGCATACACTTGGCAATCCAATACTACACAGAACTCAGTCCTATCGAATGCTAGGTTATATACTGTGTTATAACAGAAACAAGCCATTGCTTGTCTTATCTTTGTTTTCTTGTGTGTAGTAAGAGAAGTAAACACCTTGTTACCATACTCACTTAGGTACTCATTAAAGAGTGTATCAACCACTAAGTTAAGGTACTTAGGAACCTTAAAGTCTAATAAATAGTTACTAATAATAACACCTCCAGAGACACTCCCATCTAATACTCGTAAGAAATTGGTATAAACATGCTTGAAACCCAAGCCCCGTAAGGGTTTGAGTGTTTTTGTGAAAGGATTTTACAAGGTGTTAGTTTACCCCGTAGATTCCCTTAAAGTTAAGCCATACAGAATACCACTAAATCTCCAGAATGCAACAATTATTTTCACACTAACCCTAAAATAAATGTTGCAATATCGAGGACTAGGGTTTACAATAGACACTCATTAATAACTTGGAGAGACAAGATGGAGTACAGTGAGTATAACAACCCAGACTGGGATACAGCGAATGCTGTACATTGTTGGATGAATTACGCAAGTTTAGACTTGCAGTTATTTTGGAGTAGCTTTGATGCTTCTCAGAAAAGAGTTATTGCAGAATGCTTACAAGAACTGGCTGACTGTGAGGAGTGGGAGTAATATGACTGAAGATGAAATCTTAGCTAAAGCTGAGCAAATGGCTTTACAACACCAACAAGACATTATCAATGCTAGGGCGGAGCTTACGAGAAAGGCTATAGAGGGTGGCTACAACTCGGATAAGTGGGTTATCTGTGATAATCTAGTGGACATTCGTGCAGGAACTACGTTAGACTACCATTGCTGGCTTGCCCTACGAAACCCAACAGAACTTTAGGAGAGACCATGACAGAACAACAAGTAATACTTATCGGAGAATTAATAAACGCCTGTATTAACGGGAACTATGAACTTACAAGCATAGTTTACAATGAATTATTAGAGTCAACTCAACAGGAGAACAAGACTAATGGCTAAACCTAAGAAACAAACAACACCCAAGTCCACAGAAACTGACCAAATCGTGGTAGCAACTGTAGACTTACCGTATACCATCGAGCAGATTGAAACATCTAAGAAGGCTATGGACGAACTAACCGAATTATCCCAAGAATTGGGTTTATACAACATCACAGACAATCCTTTAGTGAAAGATGAGTCTACAGTGCCCGTAGAAGCTCCTACAGAGCCATTACAGGCGATTGCAGAGGAAACTAATACCGATGTAGCCCAAACAGAGGAAACGCCTATTAGCATAGGTTTAGAGCCTTTAAACACTACTGAGCAATTAGGTACTTTACTAGATGAAATTACAGATGAGAATAAGCACCTTGAACTAATACCTACCGTGGAGGTTGGTAGTCCTCCAGTAGACGATAAACTAACTCTGAAAGACGCTTGGGACAGACCTGTTCCCACTACGTTGATCACATTACAGACAGTGAACTATACTGAACTGGTGTCGCAGGTGCTGTATTTGGCATACTTAGGTGCTGAACTCGATAGAAGTTACAGAATTATGACAACTGTACCATATCGTATTCGTCTACTCCTACCCACAGAGAATTATGATAAGTGGATCTCAAAGGAGGATGTAATGGTTTATGATGAGAATGTTTCTTACAATCGTGTACTTGTGAGAGCTTATAATTTATACGATTTCTGGAAAAACGTAATTAAAATAGGTAAGAACGGAGCAATCGTTGTGCCTAGGCATGTTGCACAAAAGATTGGTGGGTACATGGTGCCGTGTTATACACGAAGCCCAGTGGCCGATACACCTGAGAGTCGCGTAAGCCTTAGTAAAATTAAGTACACGAAGGACGAGCTTGAATCGTTTTCACTAGAAGACCTACGGAATGTGGCAAGTTGGTATGAAGGTATTCCTTCAATGAACAGTAAAGTCAAGTACATAAAAGAAATTCTAGTGAAACAAGGGGGTTAACATGGGAATGTATGATAGTGTCAATGTTGTTATTGATTGCCCATCGTGTGGAGAGAAGCTAGGAGATTTTCAATCTAAAAGTGGCGACTGTCTCTTGAACCTACTGCAAGCCGATGATGTAGATAACTTTTACAGTTACTGTACTTGTGGGACAGAAGTAGTATTTAATAGGCCAGCGAAAAAGACTCAGGTATCCGAGAAAGCCCCACCGGATGGTTTAGACACTGTATTATCTTTGGGTTTTGCTATGCAGACTACCACAAAAGAAGAAAGGCAGTTAAAGTACAAAGAGTTTCAAGACAAGATGGCTGCAATGAAGGGTACAATTAGTTTTCCTTTTAAAAGTTAATAGTTAAACCTAACCGAGAGCTGCATCCGTGGTTCTCTTCCTATCAAGTAGTAAGGATAAATAATTATGAAACATTCGAGAAATGCCACACACAACCGCAAGGATAAGATTATCGCTGGTGAACAGAAGGTAGTGAAACCTAAATTCCAAGAACAACGATTAGCAAAGATAATTCCACTAAGCGCTAAGAACGACAGACAGAAAGCCGCACTTGAAGCCTTTACAACAAAACAACTGGTGATTCTTTCTGGGGCTGCTGGTGTTGGCAAGACAGAATTGATGTGTTGGTGGGCTTGTAAGCTGTGGTTAGAGGGTAAGATTGATAATATCGTGATCTGCCGACCATATAAGCACTTAGGGGATGATTACGGTGCCACTAAAGGTAATGATGCAGAAAAGCTTTTGCCGTTCTGCATGAGTATGCTGTCTAAGATCAAGAAGTATCTCGGTGCTGGGGTCTTGGAGAACAACTTTAGACTTGATGGGTTTGAATCTTTGTTTGCTGAAGCTGATGGTATCAACATCCTACCAATTGAAAAGGCTCAAGGTATGTCATTCAATGAACGGACAATCCTGTTAGTGGATGAGATTCAGTCAGCCACCGTTGCTCAGATAAAGTCAATCACCACTCGTGTTGAGGAGGGTTGCCAGATTATTTGTAGTGGTGACTTACGCCAAACCGCAATTGGTAAGAAAAATGGTATGGCTTTTATTGAGTATGTACTACAAAAGTACCCAACAGAATATGCCGAAGTTATTCACTTCCTGAAAGAAGATGTGGTTCGTGGTGGATTGACAGCGCACTTGGTTTCAGCTTTTGATGAGGAAAGTGACACATGGTAAAAGGTGTGAGAACTTTAGACATTACCGGAGAAGTTTACGGGCAACTAACAGCAATATCCAACACATGGGAGAAGAACAACAATGGAAGTTACATTTGGAACTTTGAGTGCTCTTGCGGAAATACATTAAAGCGAGAAATAGGCAACATTAGATTTAGACCAGAAAGTGCAACTTGTACAGGTTGTTTCAGAAAGAAAATGGCAGTACATAAGACAACACATGGAACCCCAAAGAATGATAAAGTCTATATCTCTTGGCGTAAGATAAAAGAGCGGTGCTTTAACCCTAACGACCCTTGCTATCCGAGATATGGTGCTGTTGGACTTACTTTGTGTGATGAATGGAAAGATAACTTCCCCGCTTTTAGGGATCACATAGGACAACCACCAAAAGATGGCAAACGCTACACAGTTGACCGAATAGACAATAGCTTGGGATATGTCCCTGATAATATTAGGTGGGCTACTGGTGAACAGCAATCTAGGAACAAAGGTAAACAGTTAAACAACACATCAGGGGCTTCTGGGGTAAACTGGGAAGATAAGATGTGGCCTTGTGGTAAAAACTTCACTCGGTACGCTGTAGCACAATGGAAGGGGTTAGACAGGAGAAACAATAAGAAGTGTTTCTCAGCTAAGAAGTATGGAGAAGAACTTGCATTCTTTATGGCTTGTGAATACCGAGAACAACAAATCAACCTTCTAAACTTGCAAGGTGCAGGTTATACAGAAGGTCATGGTAAAGTCAAATCAATTACAGGAGCCACAGTATGACAGAGAAAAAAGATACTAAAATCTACGCTATACGCAAGGGCATACAACTTCCTACAGAGGAAGTTGAAATTGACCTCCACCTAGTTAGTGTCATAGAATCTCTACTAGAACATGTTAAGAGTGGTAGGATAACAGAAGTATGTTATACTGGCGTAGGTAACAAAATGGACTCTGTACGTGGCATGGCTGGTGTGAGTAAATATCCGTTCTTATTAAGTAAACAGCTTGAGACATTGAATATGTTATACAATGAGGAAGTTATCTATCCGATACTGCTTAGTCCAGATCATTACGAAGATACAGAGGATTAATCATGCCCACTCCCAAGGACACAAAGGTAAGAGCTATTAGGCATGATGTGGTGATAGATAATGCTAATCCTGAACCTATTCCAGAGCTTGTAAAAGAGACTAAATGGCTGTATGATATGGCCTCCTCTGGAGTCCTTCGGGAGTTAGTGTATGCAGCAAGTGACATGGGTATAGAACCTATTTACAAGATAGTGGGAGATAGTGTAAACTACCCAATGTTACTAGCAAGCTTAGATGTGGCGAGGGATGAGTATTTTCAAACAATAGTTATTCCCTCTATCCGTAAAAATGAATTAGGAGATTTAGATGATTAATGGTTGGCAGTGTGGTGGTTTGAATGAAGAAGATGAATTGAGCTATGAAGAACTAATGTACATCAAGCAATGTTATGCTGATGCTGTGCAGGATGAGCTAGATTTGATTGAGGTGTAGGGTATGTCAAAGTGTAAAACTACAGTTATTACGTTTGAAGAATTTACAGATTTAGAGTTTAAAGCACCATCAGCATTCTACCTGCGTAATAGTCTTGGTGAATATGTTTATTTTCATACTCGTGACCGAGCTGTTGCACAGGGCTGGGCTAATGAAATTTACGGAGTTGGTTTCTACAATATTAATGGAGGCAAAATGGGTAAAGCACCAGAGTCACAGTCGGCAGTCGGAAGAATTAACAGCCGCTCAAGAGCCGGATCGAGGCCAGTTAAATGAGAGAGTTAAAGAAGACACTTACCAAAGACTTAAAGAGGGGTGAGACTTACTACCTTACTTACGATTATACACCCTATGGAGGTATCCCAGTAAAATACGTGAGAACACTGAAAGCACCGCACTTTTGTAAAGGTAATGTTGAAGTTAGGAGCACATTTGGTGTTGAGTTTGTAGTTCACAAGAATGCTTGGTTATTTGCCGAAGACCCAAGACCACAGGAGGTAGAATGAAAGAGAAGTATTTACTAGCGTGGATGGACAATGTAGAGCGGTTTGCAGAGACTTCTGAGGCTAAACGCCTCAAGGTAGCAGCATTCTTATTCAAAGAGGGTAATGTAATATCCCATGCTTGTAATGGAACTCCTGTTGGGTGGCATACTAATGAATGTGAAGATAAGGTTTACTCATCCCACAAGAAATTACCACCTAATGAAGAGTTCCCCTTTGTTGATGATATTGGAAGACATAGGCTAGTTACAAAAGATTGTGTGGTTCACGCAGAAGAACAGTGTTTGCAAAAGATGTGGCATTCCCACGAGACTACAGAAGATACGGTGATGCTTATTTCACATAGTCCTTGCTTTAAGTGCAGTTTAAAGATAAAATCAGCAGGTATTAAGAAAGTGTACTATAGGCACAACTACCGAAGCACAGAGGGAATAGAGTACCTAGTTGCAAATAATGTAGAAGTGGAGCAAATTTAATTAAGTTATTGGAGGAAATTATGAGTAATTACAGTTGTATCGTTGCTAAGGTGGATAGTGTCATTGCGATTCCAAATGCAGATCGTATCCAGATTGGAAAAGTATTGGGTGAGTCTGTTGTTATTGCTAAGAGTATCGAAGTTGGGCATATTGGTCTATTCTTCTGTACTGGTACACAGTTGTCTGAGGGCTTCTGTAAGGCTAACAACCTATTCCGAGATAAGACAAAGAACAATGATCCAGAGAAGTCTGGATTCTTTGAACCTAACCGTAATGTACGTGCTCAACCCTTCTTGGGCTGCAAGTCTCAAGGGTATTTTGCTGCACTTGACAGTTTAGCCTTCACAGGCGACATCTCTAAACTCAAGGTTGGTGATAAGTTTGAAGAACTTAATGGTGTAGGTATCTGCAAGAAGTATGAGAATGAACGTCAACTTCGTGCTAAAGCAAATACACAAACTAAAGCTGTTAAGAAAAACTCTGTCCCATTTTTCAAAGAGCATATTGAAACCTCCCAGTTTAAATACTGTGTGGGGGAGTTGCAGAAAGGTGATCTGGTATCAATTCAGTCTAAACGTCACGGTACAAGTCAACGTGTGGGTTATTTGAACGTAATTAAAACCCTACCCAAGTGGAAAGAATGGATTAATAAGTTTCTGCCAGTATTTCCAACAAGCGGCTACGATTATGTTGTTGGTACACGCAGAGTTATCTTAGACAGTCCAGAGAAAGAGGGTTTTCATGGTTCAGAGGGCTACCGTTTTGAGATTGCTGAAAAACTTAAACCCTATCTTACCAAGGGTATGACTTTGTACATTGAAGTTGTTGGATGGGCTAATGGTAAACCAATTATGTCTAAACATTCAACTAAGGCACTTAAAGATAAAGCATTCCAGAAAAAATATGGTGAAAGTGTTACTTACAAATACGGTGCTCTTGAAGGTGAGGCTAAGTTTCACATCTATCGTATCACGTTGACAACTGAAGATGGTAGCTGTATTGACTACACGCAGCAACAACTTGTGCAATGGTGTAAAGATCGTGGCTTAGACCCAGCTTATGATGTTGTTAAGCCTTTTATCTATGATGGTGATGAAGAGGCACTGCGTAGCCTTGTAGAACAGCTTACAGAGCGTCCTGAAGTGCTTACGGAGGATTACCATGATGCAAGTCATGTGAGTGAAGGTGTTTGTATTCGTGTAGATAGTGGAAACCTTACACCAAAGTTTTACAAGAGCAAGTCCCACGCCTTCAAGGTTATGGAAGGTATAGCTTCAGAAGAATCAGTAGATGTGGAGGATATAAGCTAATGAAACACAAATTACCATTACGTTTTTGGTGGCTACTATTCTGTGAAGTAGTTTGGCGACTTATCGCTTGGGGCGAGATGCCAGTACGTACTAACGGGACACCACACTCATTAGAAGATTGCTATGAAGCTATCTTGATTGATGCTGGTATTGATTTAGAGATTGAGTGGGAAGATGGTAATTGAACATTTTAATCCGAGAAGTTGGTTACTGGAACTGAAACAGCGGTATGACCTCTCTAAAAGCACCTTAAACGATACACCAGAGGCTTTTACTGTGTTATACTACCCTTACCACCCTAAGCCCAGTAAAACGCTCCTTATAGGCCGCTATGATCGCACAAGAAGCTACGGGGTGGTGATATGTAGACGTTTTCAGGATAAATGGGTGGAATATGACCGTAGGATAGTAAAACACAGTAATTTGCAGTAAATATCCATCAAATCACACTTTATTGCACTAAATGTTGCAGATATTCATCAAATATGGAGAAAATACAGTGCATAATGACTTAATAGGAGTTGATATTAAGGCTGAAATAGCCTATTTAATACGAAATAACAAGGATTTAGATGAAAGATTGGTAAGTTTACTGGAAGAGGTGGCGGTGGCTAATGAAAGTGTTGACACAGTGAACTTGTTTGTGGTTAAATACTTGTATGGGGAGATCAGTCAACAAGACTTGCTAATCGCCATCAATAAGTACAAGAGTTCTAAACAAAGTGTGGTAGACTGACTAGTCTGACACTAAACAATTAACAACTTAGGAGAATATTTTGAAAATTAACAAGAAAAGCTGGCACTATTGGTTAAACGATGTGACGGATTCAAAACTTTGTTCTCAACTTGAGTGGGGCAATGTTGGTCTTTGTGACTATTTCTGGGGAACCGTTAAATCCTTCCTGAAACTAGTAAGCTTTCTAGTGGGTTGTCTAATCATTGGTGCAGTGTTGTTGTTTGGGGTTTACCTTGTGCTGAATGCTTTGGTATTCATTGTTACTGGCATTATTGGGTATCCCCTTTCTTGGGTCAATATGGATAATGCAATAGGTACAATAGTATTAACTAGCCTTATTGGTATCATCTCTGGATTCTGTCTGTGGCTTCAGGATGAGATTAACTTTCTCCCAGAGTATGTTAAGATTAAGACAGAACCATCACCAGACAAAGATAAGGAACCTAACCTATTTAAATCTTACTACTCTGCTTGGAAAGATAAAATTTGCCCATTGGTAGAACTAGAGGATTAATATGAAGTACATTCGGAAGTATAACTACTGCAACTACTTGATTAAAATATACATGACTGCTGAAGATTGCCCATATGTTGAGGTTATTGAATCAGATGTTGTTATAGAATATTTTGGTAATATGGCTCAAGCTGAAGCTTTCATTGATGAGCTTGAGTTTAAATCAAAAGGTTTCCATATTACACAAGACCGCGTGTACACCAACCTACGAGTGAGTAGTGAAGTGTACACCCTTATAAGCGAACACTCAGTGCTAAAACCACTGAAGGATGATTTCAACAATCCCCTGTACTTCCTTGGCAACTCAGAAGAGAAGAAATACTTAGGTGAAATATTGGGTGTTGATTTCGAACATGAGGACTGGTGTATTGACTACTTTAAGGTTTATTATAAACAGGAGAAACAGGAATGAGTAGTGGTAATCGTATGCCATCACCATCAGATTGGCTTTGGATTATTGTAATGGGTTGGTTAGTTATGGTGTTGGCAGCTAATTTAGGGGGTTGTGTACATGCAGTTAGTTAAACTTAACCACAAGGACGTAATCCTACGTATTGATAATCTGGAGTATGTATCTAAGATCTGTAATGGTATTAAGTGTGTAAACAGTTCTGGCAGAGAGTGGGAGATTTCTTATGGCACCATGCCATCACAACAGACTGCTAAAGACTTAGACTTCGAACAACTACTAAAACTCTTAGTTAAGAGGGAGGTAGCATGAATAAGTTTTCAGCTACGTATTCCATAAACAAATACTTGGACGGGGTAGAATAAGACAGAAATGAATTATTGGAATTTAATTGATCTTTTATGTTTTTCTTGGTGCGCAGCAGCGACCATATTAACTTTATATTTTATTAAGGCAGGCAGAAAATGAAAAATCAAAGAGGTATGGTTAATTTAGACGGGGTTATTCCTGCGCTAATTTTATTTGGAGTGGTGATTGGTGTAGTGATTTGTTTGGTTGTTCCGTGGCTTTGGTCGATTGTAAAACCGTTCATTCATTCAATTACCGTATAGGGGGGTATAATGGACATAATTGATTGGCGAGCCGAGTGTGCAAGACTCCATATTGAGCTTGATACCGTTCGTGCGGAGATGGAAGAGTGGAAGACTAAGTTTGAGAGGTTAATGCTCTGGAAGGAGCAGCCACGGTTGCCTGTAAGGGGGCTTACGACAATGGGACACAGAACTGGAGATGATTTGAAATGAATATCTGTAAAACATGTGTACACTGGAAAGATGGAAAAGATGATTGGGACTTCCCTCTTGGGTTAGAACTGGGTAAATGTGTTAAAGCGCAGCAGTTGTGGGACAATACCGAGTGGACAGATACCGAAGAAAGGGGTTATACCCGAACCATCAAACCCGATGTTACCACACTGTGCTTTGTTCAAGATGGGAGTGACTATCATGCAGACCTCTTAACAAGACCAGAATTTGGATGTGTCCAGTGGGAGGAAAAATGACAGACACCTACTACGTAAACTACTCTTGGGTAAGTAAGACCAATCCTACAGAAGACTATGGCACATTCACAGGAATAATTAGTGAACTGTGCATTCAGTCTTGGTGGTTGAATATGGCACAAGGTATGGGTAGAGATTACTACTGGACATTGAATGGGGTGAATAAGGTATGATCGAGTACATAGAGTCCGAGATGTACCTTCGTAGGATTGAGCAGGAAGTTGCCAACAAACTTAAAGTAGCCAGTACAGATGATGTTGCTAAGGCGGTAGTGGCTAAGGGTGGGTTCAGTGCCCCTTACTGGTTTGATGTGACATTTGATATATGTATTGTTGGGCTATTAGCATGGTATTCCTGCTACTGGACAGCTAGTGCGTACCTATTCCACATGATTATGATTGGTGTTCTACGAAACAACGTTAAGGAGGTTATGAATGAAACACATTGAGATTTGGATAAATGAACTTGGGGAAGTAACCAAGAACAACATAGAAGAGGTTACAGTGGCGGCACAGAATGATAACTACATTATTATCAATGATGCTTCCTTCACCAAGATACAGAAGAACAAAGATAAGTACCACACTTACCGTGTACTTGAGGAAGTAGGTATTACAGACTACAGCAAGGATAGCTTCTGGTCTAAGTATTATGGTACATTCAATATTAGCTTGTACACAGAGATGACCAGTATTAAGACTATTGAGAATAAGATCAATAGAGCTTTCAATAAGTGGGTGCAGAGTAAGGTGAGTGTTTACCTTCCTATGACTAAGGTTAATATTAAGTTGAGTTTGGAGAAGACTGGTGACTAATCGTAAATTCAAGATAGTGGAAGATAGCTACTACACAGACAATGGTTGTAGCTGTTGTGAAGCAGATAAGTGGTCAATCTACAAAGTGTATGAAATATCTTCAGGGGGTACTGAGAAAGAGGTGTACACGAATGGAACCCCACACAGTGTTGAAGAGGCATATCATGGAATACTTGAGTATTTGGGTGTGGATATTGAGGTAGAGTATGGTGAAGAGTAGTAAACAATACATCCCCTATATGGGTGGAAAACAGAAGTATGCTGAAACGCTTGTGAATAAGATGAAAGAGCTACAACCTAATGCTAAATATTTCTATGATTTGTTTGGTGGAGGTGGTAGTGTTTCTTTTTATGCAAAAGAGAGTGGTATGTTTGAAGAGGTTATCTACAATGATTTAGATACCCGTATTACAACACTAATGCAGCATCTGAAAGCTAACGGTGTAACAGAGGATATGCGTAGATGGTACTCACGAGAGGAGTACAACGATAGAAAGAATGAGGGCAGCTATATTGGTGGGTTACTAGCCTGTTGCTATTCATTTGGCAATAATGGCAAGACCTACCTATACAATAAAGACGTAGAACGCTATAAAGAATGTTACCACAAGGTTGTAATGAACCACGAGTATCACCTACTCGATGAAATGAGTGAGTATTGCAAGAAATATGTGAAAGATAGGTATGGTATTGTACAAGACTTAGTGTTGACACAACCTGAAGGAGATAGCTACACCGAACGTAGATTAAATATACGAAAACAGTTAAATGTGTTTGAAAAGAATTGTAAAGTATCACAATTGAGAAAGTTACAGCAGTTACAGCAGTTACAGCGGTTAGAGCAGTTAGAGCAGTTAGAGCAGTTACAGCAGTTCCCAGATACAATATTAAATCTTAGCTATGGTGGTGTGCCAATCATAACCCCTATTGAAGAGACAATAATATACTGTGACCCACCCTACAAAGGTACGGGAAAGTACAAAGAAGATGTAGACCATGATGTATTTTATTCATGGGTGAATAAAACCCCTTATACTGTATTTGTAAGTGGGTATGAAGCACCACTGGACTGTGTATTAGAGATTGAGACAAGAAGTACATTTTCCTCAACCAACAATAGTAGGGAAGTAACAGAGAAGCTATTTATCAATAAAGGTAACTTATTATGATTGAGATAGAAGAAGACAATGTAGAAGCTAAAACCACTACAGCACAACTCAGTAAGACCTACTGCGAGGGCTACTTCGCCTTTGCTAAAGGTGAGTTTAACATGAATGTATGGACAAGTGTGCATGGATACCCCAACACTTCACAGCTAGGTACGTATGAAGCATTCAAGGAATCTATAAGACAACAGGTTCTACGGTGTTCAGCTAACTTCAAAGAAGGAGAACAGACAGTGAGTATTAAGTTTTCTAAGGTGGTATTGAATGACTAAATACAAATGTTTCTGGTTTGAACTGGAAGATAATGGTACAGTGTTCTGGTTATACATTTATTACAATGGTACACAAGCACATGTTGTTAAGAGTTTAACTGAAGATGGGGCTATTAAGAAAGCTCAATATTGGGTTGATGATGAAGGCTTTGAATGGTTGGGTGTGGAATGAGTAATATCTTCTTAAACAACTTTTGCTTACAAGAGAGACAGTCTACAAAAGATGTCATTCAAGACCTAGAGAAGATATGCACCCTAGACGATTTGGAAATATATCTCTACGGTATTGCCACTAAGTACGCCACAGATAAGCATGGTACAACAACTTGGGTTAACGATAAACTAATTATTAGTTCAGGATACTTCCAACAGTTCTCAGTTCCATTATCCGTTACTCTGAAGGATAATCAATATGGTTCTGAGAAAGAACAGATTCAATGTTGGACAGGCTTTAGGAAGGTCTGTGAGATGATAAAGTCAGGAGAATACAGGTGATTAAAGAACAAGTGTTAGTGATTGGTTCTGAGAAGTTATGGGAGCAGTGGGTGTGGGATCAAAAGCAAGAATATGAGTTCTACACTCACCACATAAGTAGGATGCAACTTGACATTCAAGAGGATGACATAGTAACATCTTTCCGCTTTGTTTCTGGTGTACATGGGGACGATTACATCCTACAGCACTTGATGGGCAGAGAATTCCATAGGTGGTTGAATCTTGGGGTAGCGGTATCGGAGTATGCGAGAGATTATATCAAGACTAGAATGAGGCTAAAATGAACCTAATAGTTGCTGGAGGTAGAGACTTTACTAATTACAGACTCCTCAAGGAGAAGCTAGACTTCCTCTTATCCAACACAGACAAGGAAGAGGTAATTATCCTCTGTGGTAAAGCCAAGGGTGCTGACTCATTGGGTGAAAGATATGCAAATGAAAACGACATAGATGTATGGGAATACCCTGCTGACTGGACTAAAGGGAAGCAAGCTGGTTATCTTAGGAACTCTCAGATGGCAGATGAGGGTACGCACCTTGTAGCGTTTCACAACGGAGTGAGCCGTGGCACAAAACACATGATCGACTTAGCCACTAAGAAAGGTTTGGTTGTTAGGGTTATTAAATATTAGGGAGCTAATCGCTCCCAGTCTTTTGTTTTATCTTGTACTTAAGCCAAGCAAGAAATCCGTATGTCCTACTAAACCTGTAAAATTTAGCAATCTCCTCAACATCTTCCTCGTTCAACTCAATGACATCCCTATTAGCCTTAGTAAACTTATAGTCCCTATATGGCTTATCCCCTATCTCGAAAGAGAGTTTTACACTCTCCAAACTTCTAGACTTCATTTAACCAACCCTCTAATAGTGTAACCTGATACCCGCTACCTTGTTTCACGATGTTAAATAAACTACGAATTTCTTCGTACCCGAACTCCCTAGCTGCATGGGATAATATGGACTTATGTCCAGTGATTGCCTCTACCTGCCCTTGATGGATCTTGACACCTCTATCCTTGTCCAAGATTGATAGAATATACCTAGCAACCTCCACTTGAGTGGTTTTAGTTTTAAGCTTCCTACCAAAACACTTACGAAGAATCTTATTAACTTCAACCTTACTAAACCTTGTTATAGACATATCCCTATTCCACAGGGGCTTCAAAGTCTCAATGTAGTTCTTTTCCAACACCAATGCCTCTTGTTTTGATATGCCACTATGCTTAATCTCAACTCTAATCTTCTTACCTTTAAAGTGCTGCTGATTAGCTTCATAAACATGAGAGATACCAGAGTTAAGGTGGGATTCCCTACCAACTTTCCCTTCTCCCACGTAGACACAAACATCACCACAGTACCCAATATAGACAATACAATTATCCATCTTATTTTTCCATCCAGTTAGTTAATAAATCTCTCATTCTTTCACTCAATATAAGAACCTTCATAGGTTTTCCCTTTCTAATACAACCCCTCCACAAGAACTGCACCATCATACTGAGTGCATATTGGTCTTGGTCAAAGTTAATACCTTTACTAGATAAGTACCCAGTCTCAGTTGGAGTCTTATACACATTAACAGCGTACATGCAAGCCCTGTAATCCATGTAGTCATTAGTTGCCTTTGTATTGTATGCCAGAAAAGGAGACAACCCATCTTTAGGCACCCTAGTAAATCCCTTCCCCTCTAGCTTAGTTTTCCTATTCAAGAACGTAGTCCAGAACACTTCTCCTACTTTAAGACTGTTAGTATCTACAAAGTTCTCAAGAACCTTCTTTATCTGCAACCACAACTCAGGCGTTACCTTCTTATCAAACCAGTTGACACCGCAAGCAGTTCCTCCCATCTTCATGGCTTTAAGTCTATGTGGCACAACTATCTCTAAGTTATCTCGGATAGTCTGCATCACAGTCTCATTATCTACTAACCCAAAAGCATTGTTATCCACATAAGAGTAAGGAATGTTGTTGACTTTCATCCAACTAGACATTATGCTACCCTCGAACAGGTAGGTGATTACCAGTACATCTTCCAACTCCAATAAGAGCTTAGGTGGGTATTCCCATATCAACACTTCATCGTCATACCAATATAAGCTACCAAGGGCACATAACTCTTTCACCTCTAGGAATTTACCATCATAGTCAACGTCAGTGAATGAATCCCCACACCAAGAGATCTTACCATCCTCTGCTTTAGACACAATCCCAGTATTAACCATAAGGTCTATGTCACTCTTCCTGATATTCTTGTAAGTTGTGATTGCATCTACAGCCTCATCAATCACTAAGAAGTATTGGTTGGCTACTAGAAGATCAACTACTTCCAGATCAAACATTGAGAACAGGGCTTTTGGGCTGGTAGATAACGAGATTGTGATGCAGACAATTCGAGATAACTTAGAGGTAGTTGTGCCACATAGACTGAAAGCCATGAAGATGGGAGGAACTGTATGTGGGGTTAATTGGTTCGATAAGAAGGTTACGCCTGAATTGTGGGTGCAGATGAAGAAGGTTCTT